GACACCAATAACCTCTCTTCTCGACTTAGGAACAGAAATTAAAACTTCGGGTGGGTTAGATAATGAATAACCAGCTCCTGCATTTGTGATAGTGAATCCAGAAATAGTTCCACCTGCTGATACTGAAGCGGTAGCAGTGGCTCTTGTTCCACCGACAATGTCGATGGGTTGACCAATAGATACCGTTGCAGTCGAATAACCTGCACCAACATTACTGAGTGTAAATCCAGTGACAGTACCAGCGGTACTTACTGTCACTGTTGCAACAGCACCAACAATTGAACTTTGATCTACAATCGTAATTCTATCTTGATAATCAAGAAGTGAGGTTTCGTTTGAAGAGTTGAAGAATGGTCTTGTAGTATCAGTGTAAACTTGTGTGCTGTTAACACCTACGTATGAAGTAATATAAGCAGCTGGATAAATTGATGGTTCGTAATCAACTCTATCTTTAGTGACGAAACTACCATTAACTGAGATATCGTCAATTTGTTTACACCATGTGATTGGTCTTACAAGTGATTTATTTGTTGTAATTCCAGGACCATCATAGGGGAAGGTTCTTACTGTATCTAAAGTTGTGATACCAGTAACAATTCTTTCTTCCTGGAAGAATCCAAATCCTTGACCCAAAGATGAATCATTCTTAAGTTGTAGTGTGTCACCTATCTTTACAGTCTCTAGAATATCTACAAGAACAACGTCAACATCAGGTGTTCCCTTGTAGAAAATGATTTTGGATGAATCACCCTTTTTAGGAGCTTCAGTAAATTCAATCAATGAACCACCGTTAAACTTGTAAGCCTGATTCGGGACTTGTAAGATATCATTTATCGTGACAATTAGACATTGGGCAATGTTAATGTTAGAACCCTCTGCGGTTTCGATGGCGAAAAGATTTCCTGCGATTGAGAGTGGGAAGGATCTATTGACTCCATCGAATTGATCATCGAGTTTGTCAAACACATCAAGTTCACCAATCGTAAACCCATTAAAGGTATCACGATATACGTCTGTTACTGTAAGAACAAATTGGTCGAATGATCCAGAACCCTCCGTCTGGATACCAGTGGTTCCACCAATCGACAATCTTAGTTCTTCACTAATGCCATAACCAAAACCACCACTAACAATTTCGAACTCAATTATACTTGATCCCTGACCAACTTTGACATCAACTTTTGCACCAGTTCCAATACCAGTTGTTCCTTCATTGTAAACTAAAGGAATACTAGAATATGGAAGTGGAGCATCAATTACAATAACGGGAGGATAATTCTGATCAAGATTTGCACCAAAATAATTAGTTGTGATTGCAACAACATGTCCATTTTGGACAGTTGCGGTACCAATGTTCACAACAGTGGTTATACCAGTGGAAGAAACTGCATAGCCAACATTAATCGTACCAACACCAGTTCTGTAGCCAGAACCACTATTACCAATACTAATAGAGGTTATAGTTCCACCTGCCGATACGAAACAGGAAGCACCTGCAGATATAAGTGGTTGGAATCCTAAACCTGGAGTTGATGCAACGGAAATAATTGTACCACCTCTTGGAATAGTTGCTCTATTGGGATCATCTTCAGATGATACACTGTCACCAAGATATGTGATACTTGTGACACCTGCAATCTCGCCAAGAGTAAAGTCTCCAGTGGTCGATTGAGCACCTTGTGGTTCCTGAAGAATATTGGAATTAAGAACAATTGCTTGATTAGTTGCAAAACCAATCACATTATTTCCATTTTGTAGTAGTGAGAAAGTCTTCTTCTGACCATTGAAGTCCTTCTGAATATTATCAAATGTGTAGTTTGAACTGTATGTATCTACATCAGTATCTTCAATACCACTTCTCATGAAAGTTCTACCTTGGAAGGTAGAATATGTTGTAATACCTGACCAGTCAGTTTCATCAGGACCATCAGTAGTGGTTCCTATAGGAATTCCACCAAAGGGTGCCGAAACAAAGTGAACTGTATTGTCAACAATATTGTAATTACCACCAAGTAATTCTACAGCAGTACCATTGCTGTGTGATGCAACTTTTGTACCAAGTTGAGCTCTTAGAACCTTGAAGTTGTTAGTTAGTCCAACACCAACATTCTGAATCAACATTATTTCATCATCAATCTTGATAATGTCATTTGCTTTAAATGAGGTGATACCAGTAACTTCAAAATCAACATCAAATACAACATCTTGATCTAGAGTTGTTGAAACAACACTTTCAGTGACTGGTGCCTGAATCATATTGTCGATAGCGATCAACGCCCGTGCATTTTGATTTGTTGCAGTTAGTTTATGGAATGTACCAATACCAACAGAATAAAGATCGATTGTAGTTGGAGGAACGGTGAGAGATGCAGCAGCATTTGTTGCAAAACCAACTCTAGTACTATCTACCTTAACAACATACAATGTAGATGGAAGTTTATCTGTTGAAACACCTGAAATGGTGGTCGTTGCAATACCGATTGCATTCGCACTAGAATTATCAGAATTTTCGTAGCTGTAAACAATCTTTTCACCAGTTACAAAATAATGATCAGGAACAGTAACAGTATTATTTGTGAGATCCACAATTGAGGAGCTATTTCCAAGGAATGCCCTCTGGAAAATTGGTTTTTGTCTGTGCTTAAGATTGAATGCGGTTCTCTTATCAAACTCTGTTCCAGTGTAGGTACCATGATCAGAGAAAAGAATGTTGTTATCAAGGGTAATTGATGTAATTCCTGCAATATCATTGAAGTTCTTAAGAGATACACCGAATGCTCTGACTTCAACATCAATGTTTGCAAGAGGTGTGAATACCAGATTTATTGATGTTCCAGATTTTGTCAAACCAACAGTTCCAAGACCAGAATTGGTGATAATTTGACCATACTTGGTCAAACCCTCATTGTTTGAATCGAGAGCATGGACTTCAAAGAAATCGAATTCTTCGTTAGTGGTATCTTCAACAGATACCATGAAATACTCACAAGCAAATGGATCTTCATATGATGCAATAATATTTTCAGTTGGGCTTGCAGAAGATGCAATCGATTTAAAGTATGATGACAGATTTGTTACGATCATACTTGTTGTAGTTACTCCACTTGAGTTAGTGGAGATTGCAACTACAGAAGTATTTGCTGTAATAGCTGTTCCAACTGTTGGAATGATATCAACCTTTATATTACTTCCATCAATATATGCATGATATGTACCAAATCCAGTTGTTGAGATACCCTGAGTTGAGTCAATATTACCATACTGAAGGACTTCTATACCATCATTGTGGTTGAGAATATTTAATTCATTATAGAAATAATTGTCAGAAGCATCTTCCATCTGAATGTGGAGTTTTGCTGCTCTATATGTGTTAGAGATAGAGACAAGAGTCGTAGTGTCACCAATTGCAACCTGAGTAGATGCAGTGGAAATTCTTACCACATCACCAAGATCAGTATTTCCAATACTTGTTACACTTTCAACACCACTAAATGTAAAGTATGAAATCTCATAATTATTATATTCAAATAGATTGGGATACCAGGCAAGACCCCATTCACTGGTGCCAACACCGATATATTCAAATGAACCGAGTGGTTTACCAGTATCAAGAGTACCATACTGATTTACATAACCAGTATCACCATCTTGTACAATAGTTACAACACCAAATTGTTTTCTACTTCTAATTTCAGTATCTTGAATAAGAACGAAGAATTTGTTCCATGTATATTTGTTATCAAAAAACTTTACTATGGAATAAGGAGTGGTTCTTGGTTCACTGTTAAAATCACCACTAAAATCATCAATACTGAGAACCCTATTTCCTCTTGATTCAAAATAATCAACTAAGATTTTGTTCTCAAAAACTATTTCATTTGAAATAATTTTTCCACCACTTATATCAACTGTTCTTTCTGTTCCACCGTCAAAATCAGGGAAACAATTAAGTGCCTCTTCACCAATAAGATCAATAACTGTAGAAATTTCAACATCTTTAGCAGTGACAATACCAGCAGCATTATTGTCAATGACCAGATCTGCAAACTTCTCAAAACCTGCAGTATGATTAAGTGAACTTACAGCATCATCCCACGTATCTAGAGCAACTCTTGATTTAAGTGAATATGAGAAATTTTGATAGTATTCATTGTTAGGAATAACCTGTAAATTGTCATTGAGGAATCCAGAGTTATTTTGCCAACCCTCAATAAAGGTAGCTCCTACTCCTAATCGAATAGTTGAATTGAAGTCGGTATTGGAAAGAATACGCGCTTGAACACCTGATGACATGGACTCAATGATTGTTCCTACTGTAAAGTCATCTTCTGAAGTAATAAACAGATAACCACCTACTGGATCAAATCTCTCGACAGTGCCAGTGTACTCACCGTTGATAACTTCCTCACCTTCAAATAGATTTGCAGTTTCAATAATAGGATCAAATATGGGGAAGAATGTCTCTGGTGTTACTGAACCAGACACAGTGTTCGTAACATTTCCTGGAACTTCGCCTGGTGCAAGGTAATCTGTAAGATCATATTCAATGTACGCACCACTTCCTCCAAGTTGACTATCGAGTGATGTAACTTCAAATAGTGAGTAATTATAGTCTTCTGAGTTATAACCTTTTCCTGTGGTACCAAAACCTACCGCAACATTTTCAACAATTACGTTTTCACCAACTTTGAAAGGCCAGTCCTTTGCATCACTAAATTGTTTGGAGAAAGTAAGTCTAACAATATTATTACTTGAATTATAACTTACTGAACTGATACTAAATCCATTAGTGTTTTGTGTAGGAATTATTTGTGGAGGAACATTATTAAGACCAGTTGTGTTTTCAACGATAGTGACATAGTTATCATTTTTCTCAAACTCAAGTTCTACTGGAACAACTTGTCCAGTAAAACCATCAATCACAACAAGATCTGGAGTCTGACTATAATTTACACCCCCTGAGGTAATACCAATTGATTTAAATGAACCTAAAGGATCAACTTTTAAAACTTGTGGTAGATTACCAACCGCATTTAGTGTTTTATCGGATGGATATCCAAAACCAATATAATTAATTTTAGTTTGAAGTACACTACCAATTGAGGTACTTGTAGGTTCTAATAATGCACCCTGACCTTTATTACTGGTAATTGATGTAAAACCAGGTAATGATTGATATCCTACACCTCTGTTTGTAGATGATACTCTGGTAATTGGTCCAAAAGCAGTTAATGATGTTGTTTGATACTTGGATACAGCATTAGTCGAACCATATGATGTGACAGTGTCATAATCAAATGGTATATTATAATCGAAGGTCCTTGATGTAACACCAACGACTGAATAATTTCCATCAAACTTATTTGATGTGAGATTTATATTATTGTTATTTCTAACACTTCCATCTTCATAGATCCTTCTTTTTACTGGTGGAATAATATCGAGATTATCAGGTTCAAATCCATAATATAGATTATTTGGAATTGTATTACTAATAAACAAATTCAGATACGCCGTTGAGTCAATACCAATTCTACCTGATCTTGTTACTTCGAATGTTCTGTCCTCTTTGGTAGTCCAAAACTCATTAGTTTTTTGAGAATTACTATAAATCAACATTTCAAATGCAGAATATGTAATACCCTTATCTACAAATGAGAGTGAACTGTCAGATAAATCAAATTTAATATTTTGATTCTTTTGAACCGTTACTTGAGGGTTAATTCTTGCAATTGTACCAGTTGTTGCCGATCCAACATTTATGAAATTAGGATTTTCACTAAACAATTGATATGCTTCATCGACGAGTTTAATAAGATTATTTTTGTAATTGAAGACATAATACATTTCAGAAGCAACCAGACCCTCAGACGGATCGCCTGAGGTATAGATGATTTTATCACCAGTCTTGTACTTATTCTCGGGAACTGTTATTGTATTTGAGTTTGTATTGATACCAGATGGTTGAATCGTATCTGGATCAAATACAATTCTTCTATTATAATCATTATAAACAACCTTAATATTTGTAGTGGTTGTTGGATTGACATCCACAGTGACTCTATCACCTCTTTTCAATCCATGAGTTTGGGCTGTAGAAACCGTAACGATATTCTTTGAAACTCTTCCCTTCAAAACTGTAGGGATGTTAGTTTCTAGACTGTGGTAACTACCGAGACCCGTAGAATTAGTGAAGTAGAGAAGACCACCCTTAGTGGTGTCAACACCGACATAATCCCCTGTAACAGTACTGATAGCAACCCTATCTGAAGCAATACCTATTATATCTTTAGAAAGAGGTACTGCAAATAAATTTCTCGTCTCGTCAAGATTGAAGAAAGGTGTATCTGTGACACCACTCCATACTTGAATTGAGGTTCCTCCATTAATATAGTAAGTCAGAGGAGTGTTGAAAGAAAGACCGTGATTAGGAATGTAAACCTGTTGTTGTTCAAGTCTGACCTGAGTGATGCCAACACCAGGATTTGAAAATGCGATAGTTGTAATTCCAGATGTTGCTGTACCTAGACCTAAAGATTCATTAGGAGCGAAATAGAACTTTTTATTTTGAGGAAGATTTTTTCCAGTGGTAATACCAGAGGATCTAAAGATAATTTTTCTTGGATCATCTCTTACAACAAGGCCTGCAGAGTGTGCTACTGAAATTGTTCCACCATATCCTCTTAGTACACGTATTCTGCCAGAAGGTTCATCAATATTCAACACCTTAAACTTTTCACTTTGTATTCTAATAATATCATCGGGTTTGATTACATTTTCATCTAATGATCCTGAGACATAGACATAAGTTACAATTCCAGTTTGAGTATCAGTTTTCAAACCTACAGTTACATACCATCTCTCACTTGAAACGCCAATATTGTATGAACCATTGAAACTTCTATAGTAATCTGAGAGACCATCAATGAATATAGTGTCTCGTGGAAGGAAATTATGAGGTGCAGAAGTAAGACCTACAAAGGTGTTGGAGTTTTGTATACCTGAGAATTCGACATCATCAAAAAATGTGGTTGCAAGACTAACTGTGTTTACAGACTTACCACCTACTTCTGATACTCTGTAACTTACGTTTCTTCCACCAGTATTTTCTGAATTAAAATTAATTTTGTCGTTTACATTATAATTATTACCAGAGTCTATAATATTAAGACTATCTACAGAACCTCTTGATGTTGCTGTAATATCAATCGATTGATTTCTAATCTGGTCTGAATTGTAAATATAGTCATAACTTGCATTACCACCGTTAGTAAAGTAGAATGAAGTGTTTCTAAACCAATTATTTGATACAATATCATATTCGGTTTGATTGGATGATGACTTAAAGTTAAATGCAATAGGAAGTGACTTATACTTATTACCGATTACATATGGGAATATGGGTAATCTATAATTGTTAAATGGTCCAGAAGATTCAATATCATCCGATATTGTACAGAAATACGCATAGACACCATTTGGATAATCAGGTGTCACGCAAAAACGTCCATTGTGTTCGTCAAGATCACCATCTCCGACGAATTGATAATCATCTACAAAGAAACCATTAGCAAATGCTGTATAAGAGGGTCTATTTACGGGAGTATTTTTGAGTTTATAACCACTCTTCATTCTACGGATACTTCCAGTTCCGTCTATGTTATCAAATGCGTAAGGACCATAGATGGGATTACCATCATAAGCCCAACCAATAATAGGAGAGTGGAAACCACTTGATGTCTCTTCCCCTCCCACTGTCAGTTGAAGATCAAAAAGACCATATTTTAGATTATTTTCACCAAATCCATTAATTGAATTAAGAGATCTTCTTAATTCTCTAGGAGCATACAGTGAAGCATATTGTAGAGATTCATTTGATATATTTTCTTGAATAACACAATCATCATCTCCAATATTTGAAAGATTTTTTTCAAAAAGGTTTACATTCCAGGCCCTAATATTTGTTTGAACTCTTGCTCCAGAACCAGCAGCAATCACATCAATATTTGTCTTTCCAGAAACATAACCTACTCCACCTTTTTGAATATAGACGCTTGAAATTCAACCATTCGACAAGATGGGAACAGGAATAGCGTAATCACCAGTTCCGTTCTGACTTATTACATTAAGATCTGGTGGAGAGTTATACCCTGTGCCACCATTATTAACAATAACCTCAGTAATTTGACCATTGTTGATAATTGGTGTTAGTTTGGCGCCACGTCCAGATTCAAATGTGACTTCTGGTTGTCTCTGGAAGTCAATGATAGTGGATGCACCATATCCTACACCACCATTTGTTTTATCAACTGATAAAATGGAACCTCTAAAAACGGGTTGAAGTTTTGCTTCATAAAGAAGAATATTACCAATAAAAGGATCATCACTAATCAACCAGTTAGAATCGATACTGACTTGAACATAGTATTCGTCCAACACTACCCCATTATTAGTGATCTCTGCTTCTGTGTCAGTCCAAGCAAGAACTGAAACTGGAGTAATAATGTTTTCTTCAATTGGAGACTCAATAATGTAAAGTTCTTGAAAGTCCTCTACAAATGTTTTATCGAATGATGCTGCTGCACCCTCCACCTTAACACTAATAGGAGGATAGTTGAAAGAACCTCTTCCCGCGTTATTAAAATCAATATACACACCTCTATTGTAATAGAAGTCTTTCTGGACCGAACCAGTCCCTACTTCGGTAAGGGAGAATTCATTGTCATTGTGTTTTACAACATAATAATCAGTATCTTCTTTAAGTGCTAGTACTCTGGGATTTCCTTCAGTATATCGAACAATTTCTTTGGACTTGTATCCATGATTTAAAATCTCAACTCTGTTGGATACTGTGTTTACTCCTACTGAAGGAAT